TAATCCCTTTATTAGAATTTACTATTTTAACGAATTGTCCGTTTTCTATTAATGCAAACATTAGCCGATATTTAAAGACCTTCCTACTTCTAATAAGTTAGTTCCGTCAGATTTAAAGATGATGATATCTTTAGCTGATGCAGTTGTTGTTAGTGTGGGTGCGGTTGCACCTGTAAATTTATATGCTGAGTTGAATGTAAGTGTTCTGCTACCTGTTCCGTCTTGAATGATAGCTAGAGAATAAAATGCTCCTGCTTGTTGATTGCTTGGTGCGTTTAAAGTTCTATTTCCTGCAAGGGTGACTTTGGCTACTTGTTGAGTTGATAAGTTCCAATCTATTGTTGCTCCGTCAGTTAATGTTTGTTCTGCAAAATATCCCTTCTTCGCAAATAAGATATTGCTATCGGATAGGGTTAAAACTGTTCCTGTTGCTGATGTAGATAAACCTGTAATTGATACAGAACTATCTAACCAATCTACTGTGTTTGCTGAATAATCAATAGTAGCTAGTGATATGTTATCTGCTCCGTCATAAAATTTCAGTGTTGGATTGGTTGCGTTAGTCGTATCTAACCAAATAGTACCTGCGACTGCTCCACTAGGTGTAGAACTTCCAGAATGTGTAGAATTAATTGCCGATAAGGCATTGTTCAAATCACTTCTAAAGGCAGGGAAACCTTGATTAGCGATGTTCATATCATGTTGTGCCATTTATTACCTTTTAATATCCTTTCGCAATATAGTCAAACGTTTTACTAATTGCAGTGCCACCACTGTTTTTAAATGTTATATCAAATCCATTTGTTGATTTACTAGTTATTTCATAAAAATCACCTGTTGCCAACCCTTGTGCTGAAACACCAATCGCAGGTGTTGATATAAACACAGGACTGAAAGTTATGGACTTAGTTCCTGCACCAGATACAACATCATTTTCTGAAATTAATCTTTGTGGCATATCAGCAGTCACAGATAATTGACTAACAATCGGTGTTGCTGAATTGTTTAAACTTTCCATAAACAATCTAAATTTAAAATATCTACCAGAATAATCACCTACATTGAAATTTCTAAATGAAGTATAAGTCACATTATCATCTGATACTGCAATCTCTAAATGACTTGACGCATTAGCACTATCATCACCATCAAAGTTAGACGCTTGGTCATCAAATAATCCTAGAATGTTATCAAATAATCTATCTCTATCAGTAGCAGTTTGCGTAATGTTTCCTGTTAATCTTGCGGTCTGAATACTTCCTAAATCAATTAAATTAGCAAATTCATAAGTTCCACTAGATACAACATTGTCATTAATTGTACCACCGTCAAAATTTCTTGATGTTATGTCATCAAAATTGTCAGTGACATTATCATCAAATTGTTCAATGGTATCTAGGATTAAAGTATTATCTACTGCAACAGTGTTATTTTTAACACCTGTAAAATTTGGGTGTTCTGTAGCAATTCCTGCATTTTGAAAATCACCAATAGATGTAATGTTAGTCGTAATGATTGCTTCATTAGATGAAAAGTTGCCAAGTTTATCTACTGCTTTGATAAGATAGCTACCTGTTCTAGCAGGAACTGTAATTGATGTTGCAGGTCTTGATACTCTTGAAACTAAAGTAAAACTATTCTGCCATTCTGGATTGACTGTTTCAGTAGTGAAATTGATAACATAATAATTAAGGTCGGCATCTGGAATACTTTCCCAAGATAAATGTGCATCACTACCTACAATATTAATTGCAAAATCTTGAACATCACTAGGTGGTTCAATTTCACCCACAATATCTCTAGTGGCAGTGACTGATGTACTTTCAACACCAAGTGAATTTATTGCCTTAACTCTGACTGTATAGTTATCACCAGATATAACATTCAATACTCTATGAAATAAATCTACTGTACCTCTACTATGAACAATAAAATTACTATCATCAGTTCTTTTGTATTCTACTTGGTATTCTCTAACAAATTGGTCTGGTGATGCACCAATTGTTATATTCATAGCCACAATTACTGTTCCGTCATTGTATTGGATAAGTTCATCATCAAGGGTTATTGAAGAAGGTGGTTGAACTGTAAAAGGATTAGGGAATGAAGTATCGGGTTCGTCAGCAACTTGTGTTTGTGTTTGATAAGTGTACCAACTATTTTGATGCTCTGTTAAAGATAAAGATACAGTGTAATCAGCATTAATTCCTAAACCTGCTACTCTAAAACTTTTTGCTGAAAATCCTGTAATGGCATCTGTTAGACTAACTATATCGCCAACACTTAAACTTAATGCTTCATAATTTGCAGTTAGTGATACTTGTAAACTATTTCTTGACCTTAATAAAACAATCCTACCCATTTCCCTTGCTTGATAGGGTGAAGTAAGTGTTGGAACATCTAACGCACCTTCTTGTAAGAAATTATCATCTTCTGCTAAATAAGTGGCATGGTCAGTATCATAAACAATTAAATCTGATTGATAGTTCTTTTCAGGATTAATAAAATTAACCTGCATACGATTGAATTTGGTATTCTTCTTTTCTGATTGGACAGATATACCACCAATAATATTATCACTGTTTAAAGTTAAAACACTTGACCCTGTACTTTCTACAACAAGTCTAAATTTACCTTGTTGATAGGTAATTAAACCACGCATACCCACTAATAGATTTCTAACATTATCTATAATCTTGTTAGATGTATCTATAACTGCATTACAATTAATTAAATCAATATCTGCACCACCTGAATATGGAGTAATTTGTGTTGAGCAAACTGTTGATGATGTATAAAAACTTGGAATATCAATATTGCTAATATCTATTCCTTTTCCATATCTTGTATTGGTTAAATAATCTAATAAACACCAAGCAGGATTATTTGAATATACTCCTGTTGTTTCATTACTACTACTATCATAAGTAGATATTTTTTTACCTTGTACTTTTGCTTGTATGTTTGGAATACCTGTATATTTGTCTGCGTCCCAAGTAATTCTAAATGCGATATAAGAAACACCGCTTAATTTATGATTTGTTCCCCAATCATCTAAAGTAGATAACAAACTTGATGCTGATTGTCCGTCAGTACCATAGAATGGTTGAATTGTAATTGTTGTTCCAAATCTGGCATCATTAGATGTAATTTGTGTTCCGTCAGCAAATCCCCCACTAAAAGTAACTACATCATCATCTACTCTTACTTCTGTAATTGCATTAATTTCACCTTCACATAATACAATCGCACCATATAAATATTCATTTGTTGTTCCTTCAACAGAAAGAAATACCCTAGTGCCTCCAACTAATCTTTCACCATAAACAATAGGAATAGACGCATTATTAGATTGTTTATTAATTAAAACACCTTGTGCGTTTTGTTCAGCTAAATTTTTATCAAAATCAGGAACACTCGGTATTGGGATTAACCAAGAAATTACTTCTGTAAATACAGATTGGACACCTTTCCAAATATCGCCTAATGCTTTTCCGATAGAGTCAAAAAATCCCATTATTTTCTACCCCATAATAAATCTTTAACTGTTAGACCTGCAAATTCAAAACCAACATCTGTTGAAAAATATCTTTGTTGGCTACCATTATTAGTTTTGCGACCTGCTATTCTACTAAAATCAGAAAATTGAGAAGAACAATTTAAAACTAATCTTCCTGTTTTTGTATTAATATTAAAACTGTCAATATATCCTACTTCATAAGTGAATGTGTCTATTAACGCATCATTAGAATCTAAAAAACCTAAATCAACTGTGACTTTGTCATTATTAACTACATTGTTTAAAACAATAGCAACAAAAGAACTATCCACCGCTGATAATTCAATTTGGAAACTAGATACATCAATAGATGAATTTTCACCTTTGCCACTAATACCTAATAGATGCGAACTAGATGTATATGTGTTAGAATTATGAGTTATATCTTTGTAATGATTGGTTAATCTTTGTGGTGTAGGAAATAATATTTCTACTAAAGCAATCGGTTTAATACTTTGATTACTTATTTCAGAGGTAATATCACTAGATAACCCTCTGGTCATTATAACGCCTCTATGAAATCAACTTCAAATCTATATAAATCTAAATCGCTTGTATTAAATTCTTGAATATCATTTGTCAGTCTAACTGTAAATTGTACTCCGTCATAAGTAACACTTTCTGTATCAGTTAAAGCACTTCTTAATGGTGGTTCAATAGTAATGGTAGCATCATTAGAACTATCGCCTGTTGCATCTTCTACAACCATATAGACCTTTGAATGACCACCAAACTTAATAAAATCACCTGCCTTTAGTGTGCCTGTTATTCCTGTTATATCAATGGTGGTATCACCTGCTGAATGGCTACCACTAACAGTAACTGTTCCAGACACATCACCTTTGGCATTCTTTAAATCTGGTAAAGCA